ATGGCAGTGTTGTCACCACCAGTAGTATTTGCAGATAAAGCATTATACCCCATAGCTACGTTAGCTGTACCTGATGTATTACTTTCTAATGATGTTGTTCCTACAGCAGTATTTTCAGCAGCTGTATTATTAGTCAATGAACCCCAACCAACTGCTACACTGTCATTAGATGTAGTGTTAGCATCAAGAGCATTCATTCCTACTGCTGTGTTTCTAATTCCTGTAGTATTGGCATAAAGCGACTGATAACCCACTGCCGTGTTGTTAGATGCTGTGGTGCTGCTAAATAAAGCCCTTCTTCCTACAGCAACATTACTTGAACCACTAGAGTTTGTAGATAAAGCATTTTCACCAATGCCTACGTTATATGAACCAGTATTTGTAAAGAGAGCATCCTTACCCATAGCTACGTTTTGAATACCTGTTGTATTAGTGTAAAGTGACCTATACCCAACTGCTGTGTTGTTTGATGCTGTGGTGTTTTCATATAAAGCTCTAAAACCAACAGCAACGTTATTTGCACCTGTTGAAGTATCCCTTAGTGTACCATCTCCTATTGCCGTATTTGAGCTACCACTCGTATTGTATTGTAAAGATGAATTACCAAATGCTGTATTACTACTTGCAGTACTGGTATTTAAAGCATAATGCCCAACAGCAGTGTTACTGCTTCCAGTCTGATTAGAGCCTAACGCATTTGAACCCATTACTACATTGTTACTACCTGTTGTAATTGCATCCCCTGCTTGATACCCTACTACTACGTTTTCAGAACCAGTAGTGTTTGCTGATAATGAATTAAATCCAATAGCAGTATTAGCAGATGCTGTGGTATTGGCATCAAGAGAGCCTTTACCAATAGCTACATTACTGTGACCTGTAGTGTTTACTTGAAGTGCAGATTTACCGATTGCTGTATTATTAGATGCTGTTGTATTAGAAAGTAATGCCCATTTACCAACTGCAACATTTTCTACTCCAGTAGAATTGGCATTTAATGCTTGATATCCTATTCCAGTATTTCCAGAAACTGTATTAGCTGTTAAAGCATCAGCACCTATTGCTGTATTATGATTAGCTGAAACATTACTATCTAAAGCAGTATTACCCAAAGCCACGTTACCTGTACCCGTTGGATAATTACCATCTAGCTTGATTGTGCCACCATCTACTGAGAGGTTACTTGATAATGTAGTTGCACCTGTAACCCCAAGAGTACCTGCTATTTGTATGTTTGTGTCAAGTTTAGCACTTGTGACTGCATCGTCAGCTATGTGAGCAGTATCAATACTACCATCTACGTATTGGTCACTATCTACAGAGTTAGCTGCCATTTTAGCAAGTGTTACATTTGCATCTGTTATTTTAGCTGTAGTTACTGCATTATCTGCTAGACCTGCTGTTGCTATCTGCGGTCCTTCACCTGTCGTACCATCATGTGAGTGCCCACTTGAACCATTAAACGCTGCCTGTACCGCATCAAACTCTCCATCAAGGTCTGACGCATTGATTACGTTACCATCAGCTATATTGTTTGGTGTATCATTTCTTGTATAGCCTGTTCCCATTTCTTATCTCCTAGCGTTAGTAGAATACTGCAAAGTTGCAGCATCAATAGTAAATACAGCGTCTATTGTATCTCCTATAGTCTCATACAGAATAGACACTGTAAAACCTGAACCTATTGTCTGCAATTCGTAGATTGCTTTTTGTTTACCTCCGTATGAGGATGTTCCGTAAATTCCTGCACCATACGAAATCGATGAAGCTGCAAGGTTTGAAAAAAGTAGTGAATTTGGCTGAATAACATTCTGTTGGTCAAAGTCAAATTTAAGAGAATACCTAATATCTAATTCCCCGTTCACGTCTAAATATGTTATTCCTTTGTATATAGTTTTACGAATAGTCGGATCACCTAAAGGTATATAAGGGGTAGCAAATGTACCTTGTATCTTTTCTCCATCAAAACTATTGCCATCTTCCATTCTGTAAATATAACCGTCACTTGCACCAAAATAGATAAGCTCAGTACGATCTACATATTCACTGTGTACTACGTAAGCATTTACACCACGTAAATCATTAAATGATATGCCATCCTGTAATTGTGTGGCCGCAATCCCCTTAGCCGAAGCATTGGTGTAACCAGTGTTGTAACCAAATAATCTGTACTGACTTTTCTCACGAATGACCGTACTAGAAAAACCATTTGGACTACTCGTAATCAAATCTAATATTTCATCTTGTATTGGTTTTGATACGGTAGCAAGACTAAAATCACCAAATCTATCTGTGGCTGAAAAAAGTCTTAGACCATCAGGTCCTAAAAATATTACGTCTCCACCTATCTCTTGTATAGTATCTTCCGCAATACAACCTAAATCACGAGAAACTGGTTTTAGTTGAAAATCACCTACGCTACTTCCTGCAATTACGTTAATACTATTTTCACTAAATACAATGAGTTGATCACGAAAAACAATTAACCCTGTGATTGCATCCGCTACGTTTATTATACCACCTCCGCTCGCACTTGTAAAGTCTGTATCGCCGTAAGGAGCAGAAAAAACAAGACTTTTACCGTTTGCAAGAAAAATGTGGTTCTTAAAATTCGTTACAAAGCTAGAGCCTGATGTATCAGTGGGTAAAGAAGATAGTTGCTCAAACGTAGTACCATTAAATCTGTAAGGCTTACCTGTACTATCCACAAGCATAAGTTTTTCTGTACCATCAAAATCGTACTTAAGAAATCGTACCTTACCTGATCCGCCTATTGTGACACCTGCACTATTATACGTAGCATTGTCACTTACTTGTGTCCACCCAGAGCCTGAAGAAAAAAACAAATCATCTCCACGACAAACAAACACTTTGCTGTCATATCGCACTATACCTCTGATAACACCTGAATTTGTTACAGCGTTTGTATCAAACTTAGAAAATCCTTCAACTCGTCTGTAGCCACCAAAGATAGATGGTTCAAAGTTACGAAGTATACGTGCTGACCCCGGAGCTTGAAACCCCTGCTGGTAAGGTGAGAGGTTTGTTATCAAGCCACCCTTGAATTCAAACGAATGGGTTTGCCACCTATCAGGCATTAAACCGCCCTAGCATATACATTTTCATTAACAAGTAAAGTTCTCATCTGTTTCAAACCATCCTCAAACTTACGTAAAGATAAAGTTGCTGATTCAAGATTATCTCTAAACATGTAAGCATGGTACATTGCACCGTCTATGATAACATGCTTAAATCTAAAAGGTATTGTTGGTACATCGTCGTAGGTTTCTAAGTCTGTTGGAAACATAAAAAACTCATACTCGATGGTATAAGCTCCGTTTGGCATCGGTGCGACAATTATATCTCCGTCTTGTGAGCGAACGACGTATTCAGGAACTTGTCCTTTTGTTGCGTCAGGCTCATGTTCTTGATCTATGTATTTGTCAATGTACTCATCGTAACTTAGTTGTTTAAGTTTTCTTGCTTCATTGACACCCAGTGCTGTGTTACGAAGTATACGAACAGTGTCAAAGTCTGTATATTTAGCGTTCTCTGGTAGCGGGTATCTTAGTTCACCAGCAGTCAGAGTGATATCATCTGAGTTGTGATTAAAGGGCCAACTAAAATGCTTTTGATTTATGTCACGAATTGAAGCGTTAAGTGAGTCTTTAGCTTGTGAGTAAAACCCAACAGCCGTTGCAAAGTTACTTAATGTCAACTCTGTTTCATTAAGACGTCTGCATATTTCATTGGTTAGGGAGAGATAGTTATAAGCCATTAGTTTTTCTCCACGACTCTTATGCGAACTTCTTGTTCACGAATAGTTGCATCGCTAGCAGTCATAGTACATACTATTTTATATGTTGTAAAAGCAGTACCACTTCCTAAAACTATTGTAGCGACAGTGTTAGTATTTGTACGACTGATAAGTTGTAGTCCGTTCACAAGCTGACTGTCTGACCACGTTTGTAACACCCCATCAGCGTCGTGTATCTTCCAAACAAGAGATGATATAGTATCTGTGTCAAGAGCCGTACCCCAATCAATAGAGTAATCTAGCTGTTCATCGGGGTCTTTGTCGGGCCATTTAAGAGACATTAAGCTGCCTTTCTTCTTTGCGAACTTGTTTGTGTAGGTGGAACAGTAACAACTCTATGTGAACTTGTTTGTTCTGGTGTAGTGCTTACAGTTCTTTGCGAACTTGTTTGTGTAGGTAGAACAGTAACAACATGCCTTCGATCAAATGCTGTTGCACTAAATACGGTAATAACACCTGTTGCTGTTAGTGTGCCTGTTGAGAATGTTCCACTTACTCCTGTTAATGAATGAGTATTTGAGAAGGTAAAGTTATCATTAACAAAACCTGTAGCACTTACACTATTTAATACTTCTGTAGGTTTTTCTTCTACGGTGTTTACCGCACCTGTAGCTTGTACTCCCACTATCGGAGTATTGATATTCTCTTTTACTGTATTGATCGTACCTGTTGCAGATACGCTTACTAATTTTTCTATAAGATTAACGGCTACACTATTTACAGAACCTGTCGCACTTACACTATCTAATACTTCTGTCGGTTTTTCTTCTACTGTGTTTACAGAACCTGTAGCTTGTACTCCTGTTATTGGAGTGTTTATATTTTCTTTTACAGTGTTAACTGTACCTGTTGCTGATACACCTACTGCAGTTACCTTAATAAAAACATTTAAAGTTCCTACTGAGCCTGTAGCACTAACACCTGTAGAGATACGTTCTGTAACATCTACTTCAAAACCACCTGCTGCAACACTAGCAATAATACCTGTGGCTGATACACCACTAATACTAGCGGTAAGATTAACTACACCATATTCAGGTGTTCCATATAAACCTGACCCATATCGTGCAGACTGTGCTATGATTGCCATAGCCTACTCCTTACGCTATACGTATTACAGCGTTTGATGCGTCAGCGGTAGGAAATTCAATTGTTAAGTCACCAGCAGTAGCGGAAACAGTACCACCAAAATCAATAACAGCAATTGCAGAGTTACTGTTTGCTGTGTTATAAATGATACATCCATCAGCAGATACAGTTACGTTACTGAATACCTCATCAGTAAAGTCTACAGTAGCAGTTGTACCAGATACAGCGATAGTTGCACCATCTAGTGCTTGACCACCTGCAGTATAGTTCGTACCGCTTGCTTCGTCAGAGTTACCTGTTACGTTAGAATAGTTAGTTGTAGCAGCACCATATGTACCTGATGGAGATGCTTTAATAAGTGCTAGTTTAAGTGAGTCAGTATCAAGGTCGTGTAAACCACCTAATAACTCTGATTTAAAACTAGTACACATTGCAGTTGTAATAGCCATTTATCTCTCCTTCGGCTTAATTATAGAGAAGTTTGAAAGAACTCCTCTAGGGATACTGTTATATTTACAGCACTGTTTGCACTTGCAAGACCTCGTATCTTATCATTACCAATCAAATACAAAGGATAATCTGTAATCTGTAGCAGTGAGTTTGCAGGTAGTTCAACAAGTTCAGCTAAAGTATAGAACGTTGTTGATGCTGCATCGTACCAATCTAAACTAAATGTAACCAAAGAACTAGAAGCATTGTTAATATATATGCTGTTTACTTCGGTTGTAAATCGTGCAGGCACTGTGTAAATATCTTGGTTGGCTGTTGTTAATTCTAAAGCAACGGTTCTTTTTTTACGTTCAGCCATGCTTAGTTCTCTATATAAATAATATCTAATCCAGCAGATAGTTGAATATTAGCACTACTACTAGAACCTACTGCTCTAACACGCATATCTGTTTTTTCAGGTATAGGTAAAGGTGCTTGATACTGCTGATGATGTACTGTAGAAACAATAGCAAACTTATCCTGTGTTCTAAACACTTTATTTTGTTCTCTAGTCTGAAACTCTGCTACAGCAAATTTATTATTTTGTTCAGTAAAGGCTGTTATATCTGTTTGTAGCAAATATGCAGTATATCCTGCTGGAACAGTCCATAACGCCATTAGAGTTTGATTATGCCCAGAGGAAATACGTGCATACGTAGTACCCCCATTATCAATATCTATGTTATCCGTAGGTTCTTGTGACCCTGAAATAAAAGCACGAAATACTCTTAAATATGTTTGTGTAGTTGTAGCACTACCTGAACCTGCTAGAGTAACAGCTTCACTTACTTCGTTGTAACTTGCATCTAATCCTTGAATAGTGACCTGTACACCATTGTCTGTAGCACCACCACCACTTGTAGCTGTCATAGCAAGTGCACTACCTTGATAGGTGTATACACCACCTCCATCCCAAATATCTTCAATGCTATCGTCTATGTCACTGTTAAAACCAAACTTAAAGATACGTTTGTGTCCATCAACAAGACCACGAGATACTTGTAAGAAGTAAGGATATGATCCTACACCACCGCTAAAAGTAATTACATTTGGGTATGAAGTGATGGACATTTATTTTATTTTTTCCGATTCAAGTTTATCTTTAAGTTTACTAACACGTAGATAATCTTCACGTATTCGTTTTAGTCTTGTTGGGTTTCTTAGATACTTGTCTATCTTTTCTATTTGTCTTTGCGTAAGAAACCTAATAGGTCTAGCGTTTACTGGTATAAATATATTTAAATTTTTTTTTTGTTTTAAGTACTTTGTACACTTTCAAGAACTTCTAATTTTGCGTTTGTTTCTGCTATGTCTTTTAATGCTTGATCTAATACATTTAATGGAGTATTAGGAGCATTAAGTAAGCTTTCTGCATTCTCAATTTTTAGTTTGTATTGAAACGCTAAAGCTTGTGACGCTAGTTTCTTCATAGGTGTACTCCTTTTAAGAATTATACAGATAGATTAGCTAGATGTCAATCTCTTTGTATCTTCGTACGCCTTTTTAATCTCTTCTATAGTTCGCTTACAGCCTATGCACACATTGTCTTTCAACGTACAGACACCCACACACGGACTCAAAATCTTCCCATCCACTTGCCTGCAAACCATGCCATCAATCCTGCAAAGAATAATACAACTATAAAGGCTATTCCGTAGCCTACGTATTCCATCAACTCTTCTCTACGCTTCTCTTCCATTTTTTCTTGATAGCGTCTGGATTTACGAGCTTCGGCTTGAAAGGCTTGCCAATCTTGCCACAATCCGGGGCGACCTAAGTAGATCATCATTTTCTTGAGTTCTTCTTCTTTTTCTTTTATCTGCTCAAGAGCCATGAACTCTTCTAGGTCTGTGCCACCTACACCTTTAGCTTTTTTCTTTTTAAGGTTCTTTTCTATTGCTTCCTTTGAAAATACAAAATCGCTTATATGTTTCGCACATCCACTCAGTTCTTTTCCATTGGACACAAATTGCTTGATAACCGAAAAGGCGGCATTTGCTGCGGCTAATTCTGCTAACATCTTACTTTTTCCTTGTCGGTTTACAATACGCTGTTATTTGTAAGTTAGGTCCTTCCCTTTGTGGTATAGATGCTTGATCATTTAATCTTACTGCAAAGTACAGACATCTATCTATGTTATCGAAGGTTTGTGTTTGGTCTATTATCTTTAATCCCATCATAACCACTAGTACGAACTCAATCACACTGGTACTCCTTGTACCTCCTCATCATTATCTTCTTTGTGGCATTCGCAATTGCACTCTTCGCAGTCACACTCGTAACATTCACACGTTGCACATTTCTTCTTTTCTTCGGTCATATCCACTCCCCATTTTTCATAGCCAAAGATAATTTCATAGCTCTGTTGCCTACTTGATTAGCCCATCTTGAATCAATCATCTCTTCACAAGCTAAAGGATAGTTCACTTTTTCTATCGCCATCCACATGTTTTTAAATTTCATAAGACGAGGAACACCCATATTAAATGCCATATCAACAAGCACCATTTGTCGTACATCGCTAAGTTGATTTACAAGTGGCTTTCGTTCTAGTAGCTCTTTTTCTACAATTGCTATGTCATTCATGCAAAGATAGTAGGCTTCTTCTTCAGTAAGACCAACTTCGTAAACATCTTCCATAGTTTTGTTTATAAAAGATAGTTCACCATCTGTGATACCCCTGTCTTCCAAGTTACGACCGATTCCAATCGTATCTATGCCTAGATGATCCTGATAGACTTGTAATCGGAGTCCTTCATGTAAAGCTATCATCTTAACTAGTTCACTGCGTTCATATTTCATTTTAAAAGTCTACCTTGTATCGTAAGTTCATTGCTTTTGTTTTTTTACCACTAAAAGGGTCTGTACCTGTTAAAGAAACATCAAGATTACCGCCACCTAGATCCATTACAGAATAATTTAAACTAACTTGATTTTCACTGCCTTTTTGGTTTTCAAAAAACCTCTTGTTTACCTGTATACCAACTCTGTTGTTTTCGTTTACTTGATACCCTAATGCACCGCCTATATTCTTCTCTATATTCTTCCACGTACCCTCATAAGTCCCGAATGGTACTTGCTCTGAATAAGCCCCCTTTGTTCTAGCTTTAGAACCGAACAAAGTTGCTCGAACAGGATTTAAATCAAAACTTACATTTCCACTTAATGTTTTTGTTTTAGACTTTTGTTTTACAGTTACATATTTATTAGGTTTAAATTCGTCTTTTGTCTTTGAGCCTTCATAATACAAACTACCTGTTACTTTTTGATTTCTTTTTCTTTTTAAATTAAGAGAAGCTTCCATTTGAGGTTTTCTAGGTTGATTAGTGTATTTGTCACTACTCATGCTTTCTTCCTTGTTGTCTTACGTTTTCGACCTGATGCAGTAACAGACCACTTTACTTTTGCAGGTCCTGTCTTTTTACTTGCTTCTTTCTTACTTATCTTACTTGCTACGGCTTTAGGTCTGCAGGCAGGATAAGGTCTTTTCTTTTTTTCTTTACCAGAACGGCCGCACTTTTTGCCTGTCTTGACATCCCGCCAATCTTCTTTAAACCACTTGGTTAAACTCATGCGTAAGTACCACCACGTTTCTTGTACTCACGTACTAACCAAGCATTTGCATATGCCGAAGGGTACACCTTAAATTTCTTCTTGGCCGCAGCTTTTACTGAAGCATAGAGCTTTGGGTTCTTTGGTTTAGGACTTCCACTTTTCTTTTTCTTTGCTGCCATGCTACTTTCCTACTTTTTTCATTGCTAGTTTATGTGCCTTAGTAAATGTTTTACCCTTCTTCATAGCCTTAGTCATACTATCCATATGTTTTTTAGTATGGTGTTTTGAATGTTTTTTCATGGTTGTCTGTTGTCGTTTAGTTAGTGCCATTTGCTTTCCTCGCTCTACCACTGATCATGTGTTCTAAGTGACTTATAAGAATCTTTCTCATCTTTTCTGCTCTCTGTCTGTCAGTAAAAGAATACTCTCTTATATCATCATTGCTTATCTTGAGTGAGAATATGTAGAAAGCTCCCTTCTTTACAATACTAGAAGCACTTCCATTTGCTACTCTCGCAGGATTAATTAATGTACCAAAGTTTGTTTCGATTATGTTTGACATCACTTTTTCCCCATCAGTTTCATCGCTTGACCAACACCCTTAATTCCAAAAGAAGAACTAACGGCTATAAATAAAAGATACTGATACCAATCTGGTAACGTATTCAAAACTTCAAACCCTGCTCGTACATATTCTGTCATGCTAGGAATGAAGACTAATATAGCAGGTAGTAGAAGGACAATAAGTGCAAACTCGTCTTTCCATGATCCATCTGTGGCATCTGCCATAGACTTCTCCCAAGCAACTTCTCCTGCTGCTACTTTTTCTGCGACGACTGCTTTAGCTTTGGCTTGTGCTACTTTAGCTTGACCATCAGCCTTGACTTTCTCTACCTTGCTTTCCATCCACGAACCTGCAAGATTAGCAATAGGACCTATTAACGCTGTTAACATTACTTATGCTCCTTGTGTTCGTGACCCATCCAAATACCAAATACCCCTGTCATCACGCCCATAACGACGGATACAAATGCTGATTGAGCTGCTGTGGGTGCATCTAAGTCCATGAACCACTCAGCACATCTCCAAGACATGACTGTGCTTGCAAGCATCATACATCTTGGGAGTATTTTCCATTTCAGAAACTGCTCAACTGTGACCATTATCTACCTTGTGACTTGTGTAACATTTGCACGTAACGATTGTAAAACTTGGTGGCTATGGTATTAAAAAATTTAAATAGTGTGAAATTAATTGAAATTAACATTTCCATCTCTTTCTAGCCTGTCTCAAACGACTATTCGGATCTTTTGCTGCTTTAGGAAACTTTTTCATTTGCCCTGCACTTCTTGCACAGTAGGACTTTCTACGTTTGGCAGCTTTGCTCCCCGGCTTGACTTTGCCAGTTACTGCTGTCTTAAGCTTTGATCCGGGATTATCCCTTCGATACTTAGCAACACCTTTCTTAGTCATACCCGCACCCTTTTTAGTTGGGCGTTTGTGACCACCTTTGATGGTGTGACCTTTCATTGTACCTTTCTCAGACATTAGTTGCCCTTTTTATACTTTTCTCTAGTTTGACCAACGAATCCCTGTTTCTTTTGGATATCAGGATTACCACCTTTTTTAGCTATTCTCTGTGCTTTTACGCCACCGTCCATTTTACCAACTGTTCTAACAGCTTGTTTAATGTTGCCTCTAGCAATAGCTTTTTGAGTTGAACTGGTTTTTTTGCTTTTTGTTATTTTACTTAAATTAGTAATCATATTATTAATTTGTTTTGCAACTGATGGTTTTAAATAACTTTTCATTTCTTTAAAATCGGCTACATCTTTTTTAGAAAGTTTACCCCTAGCATCTTTTGCTTTCATTTTCATAGTTTTATCAAACAGTGTGAGACCCATTTTTACATACCCTTATAAATTTAAATTGTGATTGTCAAGAGGGCAAGTTGCCCTGCCCCCTTGAGTTAGTTATTTAAGCAAAAGCTGCTGCTGTTTCTGCAGTACCAAGTTCTGCGATAACTGCGTACACTCTAACCTTACCATCGAAAGTTGCTGTATTAGCAATCAAGTCAATAGTATCGGCTGCAGTGTAGAACTTACCTACACTTGTTGTGCCTGAAGCTAAAGCAGTGTGACCTGCAACTGCGGCTGCAAAGACATCATCATTTGCATCATCACCTAAGTCAAGAACTGGAGAACCAGTTGATGCTAAAGTAAGAACCTCAAGACCTGCCATAAGAACAAGTGTGTTAGCTTTCATTTCAAAAACTTCCACTGAGTCTGATGTAGTTAGGTCTGTTGATGAGAAGTCTAGAACAACTTCAACGATCTGAGGTTTAATGCCGAGCGGAA